AAACGAAGAAAACATTATTTTCAAGTATCGTAAAAATGTATTCACACAAGAAGAAATGGATGCAGCTTATGAAGGATTGAGAGATGGTGCGACTGAATCTCAAAATAGAGGTATAGCTGCTGGGCCAAGAGGTAATCAACTTGGTCAAGAAGGTAGAGGTAATCGTGACTGGGTTACTGCTGAACAACTTGAACTCTTGTCATTCCTTTCTCGCCCACTTAATACGTTTGATGATGGTACCACAGTTGAGAGCATCCGAGAAAGTCATAGAATCAATAAAGAAAAAGATGAAACTAGAGGTCAAGTATGGCTTCGGTCAGCAGTTACTAAAAAGTACCCAGAATATCATGGTTGGTTTGATAAATGGCTTTCTGGACTTCATAATTTTTCAAGAGAACAACAAATCGAAGAAGCACAGTATGTAATTGATAATTATATTTCTGACACTAATTACGCACAATCGGTTAAATCTGGTATTGCTGGTTTCTTTGATCGTTATCCTCGTATTCCTCATGGTCGTGTTTGCTCTTATAATGAAAAGAATCCAGAAAAGTTTGCTCTGGCATTCCCATATTTGCGTAAGCTGAATAACAAGTTCAAGGAATTGTTGCCAGTTAGGTGGGCAAATCAACGCAGAGAAGCTGATAAAGTTGATCCAAAATTCCTTATTGATGAAACTGTTTTCTCGACGCTAACGATTAACCACAATTGGCGTACTGCTTGTCACCGAGATGCTGGTGATCTTCATGAAGGATTTTCCAATATCTGCGGCATCACTGGCCCAGATGGTAAGGGATGGAAGGGAGCAGAGTTTATTCTACCAGAATATCGTATTGCTGTTGATCTTCGCCCAGGAGACCTTCTTCTTGTTAATAACCATGGTGGTATTCATGGTAATGATGCTCTTATTGGAACCGATGACGAAAACGACAGAATGACGCTAGTTTGTTATTTCCGCGAAAAGATGGTCGAACTAAAGTCGTGGGAATACGAAATGCTTCGTAAACAATATGTAGAAGAACGTAGGAATAATAAAAATCATAAACTTTGGCGTCCTCTTTGGAATGGCGTTTCGCCAAACATGTGGGAAGATCAGGAATGGTTTGATTACATGAAGGGTCATAACATAGAAGACCCATACGCTAAAGAAAAAAATGCGAGCTTAGATTCTTTCTTCTGATGTGTGGAGTCCTAGGTATAACTATTGCTGGCTTTAACGAGAGAGACTACGGATTAGTTCGTAGTCTTTTCTTACAATCTATGATTCGTGGTAAACATGCTACGGGTGTATCTTATGTAAAGAATGGTAAAGTCCATACAATAAAGGAACCAGTTCCAGCTGACGAGTTTATACATAAACAAAACTTAGAAACTTGGAAAAACGAGGATGGTAATCTTTATTGTATTGGTCACATTCGGTATAGCACTTCTGACTTACGTTATAATCAGCCTTTTGCAACTGATAGATTGGGCATTGTTCACAACGGAGTCATATCCCAAGAACCTCCTAGCACTTGGGCTGGTACATATAATTTACAGACAGAATCAGCAAATGACTCGGAACTTATTTTACGAGCAATCGAAAAAGAAGAGCAACCACTAACTTATTTTCGACCATCTAGTATGGCAGTTTGCACAATTAATAGTGATAAAACTTTGACTGCATTTCGTAATGAAGCCAGACCCCTATATTATTACCATGAAGATAGAATGACAATCTTTACATCTACTAAAAACATTGCGAAAAGATCAGGTGTAAATAATTCAAACAAGACTGAAATGTATAGAACATATATTGTTAAAGATTTCGACTTGAGTTATTTTGACACCAACACAAACGCTGAGGATTTACAATGAAAAAATATGACCCAAATACATTTACCTATGGTTTCGAGATTGAGTGGGGTGATATTGACCGAAATATGCCAATTCCTGAACAACTAGGTTCTTGGGAATATTGCGAAACTGATATTATCAATCTGATTGAACCTTATCGTGGTCTTGCTTCTGACCCAAAGGGAGTTAATCCTCCAGTCGGTGGTGAGATTAATATGAAGCCGACTAAAACTTGGCAAGAACAAGTAGACAATATTATGAAGGTTCATGATTTATTTGTCCAAAACGGAAACACGCCAACTGCTGGGTGTGTTAATCATGGACATCTTCATATCCATGTTCCTGGTCTTACGGAAGATATTGATGCTCTTAAAAGGTTGATGCTTTACATTAAAGAGAATCAGCATATTACTATGGATAGAGTCTATCAGTTTAGTGTTCGTCCTGGAATGGAACTTACTAAAACTGCTAAAACTTATTTGAAGCATGATGGTGGTCGTATTGCACCAGATTGGCTATTACATAACTTAGCAACTGTTCCTGTTGATTTTGAAGATTGGCTTCGTGTACATTGTTGTGGTATAGATGCAGTTACTCGTTCTAGACCATTCAGATATGGTATTCATACATATGCGCTTAAAAATTCTAAAACTGTTGAGTTTCGTTGTTTCCGCAGTTCTGTAGATCGCAGAGAAATTGAAGATAGTTTTAAGTTTGCAACTGCATTTATGGATGCAGCTTTGAACGGTGGTCCAGACGTTCAGGAAATTCTTCTTTCTGATGATTATAAATTTCCCCCGTTTACGTACGATCAAGAAATGTATATTGGTTGGGAAAAGACAAAGTATGAGCGCACTGATCGCAATCTAGATAATGAAACAGCTGAGAAGCTAGGTTTGTCGGTTCTTGGTAAGCAGAGAAGATTTATTGAAGTATGATATACAAAACGCTTGACAAAAACGATTATTTAAGGTATCATAGTAATATCGTTGATGCTAAAGATAAGAAGTTTTCTAAAGTAGCTATCGGAATGTGGGATTTTATGAAAGCTTGGGATGCTTGGCCACCTCGAGTGTTAGAAGAAAATGGTGAGATACTTTCGGTTTGTTTTATGAAGTTGTCAGGTCAAGCTAGATCGAAAGTTCTCTTCATTTCAAATATTTTTACGCCTACTGTTGGTAGGGGTAAAGGTTCTGCCAGAGAAATGTTACACCGTAATATTCTTGAAGCAGTAGAAGCTGGTGCGACTAGCATTCGTTTGGATTGCAATAAAACTGCACTCGGGTTCTATGATAAGATTGGAATGACTTATTGGGGTGCAACCATCAGCCATTCTATGTTTTGTGATTTACCTATAAACAGAAAAGGAGTTGAATGCTTTAAAGATACTATGAATATGTCTGCAATTGAAATTCTTAACACTTATAGCCCAGAACTCAAAGCTGCGAAAATAAAGTGGATTGCTAAAAAAGTCAAGAAACACAAGGAATATGACTTCGGGCATCCATCGCGTTATGAGGATTTTCTGTCGCTGTTAGACTCAAATACGCTAGAAAAGGAAATTAACAATGATTAATTTTGAACCGAACTACTGGTATGTTTACGTTATTCGTAACAACGTTTCCGATTGGCTTTATGTTGGACTTCATCACCAAGTTAATAATAAGCCATATAATAATTCTTCTGACAGTGTTGTCCTTCAAGAAGCAATTGAAAGCGGAAAAGCTTCTCACTACATTGTTTGGAAAGGGAAGAATGCTGAAAAAGCAGCTGCTCTAGAAACTTATCTTATCAATCTTGCAAAGCAAAGCAACCGTAATGTTTACAATAAGAACAGCGGTGGTGGCTTCAAAGGTGGAGCTAATCCTAAAATTCTCGCGGCAGATGATATCATGATTGGTGAGAACATCATTCTTCATAACATGTATCCAAAGTCTGTTTCTGATGATAACGAACAAGAAATAAACGCTCGTTTGAAGAACGTTTCCAATTACGTTCGTGATGCGGTAAAAGATATGCATGATGGTAAGGACAATCCTTACAAGGTTGAATATGTAGCAATTGATGAGATCATCAACCTCCCATTCTTGCAAATTCGTGAAAACGCAATTGATCAGCAAAATGTCGATAAGGTTGTTGAGTCGATGCTTATTGATTTGAAAAAGGCTGAATACCTTGTCGAGCCAGTGTCTATTGTAAAGTTTCCTAACGGGCATTTTCTTCGAGTCGATGGCACTACAACCACTTATGCTGTTAAAGAAATTAATAAGTGGCCAAAGATTCCTGTAGTTTATCTCGACTCTTCTATCTTTAACGACAATGAAACTTATATGGAAGTTTACGCAACATTGCGTAATCGACCAGAAAAACATAAAGGCGCTAATGATCCTAAGAAAGAACTGAAGACTCGTATTCGTAACTTCCATCTTTCCAATCAAAAGTTGTTCGATGAAAATATCGAAGACTTTCAGAAGAAGTTTATGACACTTTATAATGGTTCATATTCTGATCGTGCTATTATTGGCAATCTTTCTACATACATTCGAAATGTAAATGAAAATAATGCCAGGGGTAAAAATTGGCTTGACTATAAGATGGAAGGTGGAAGGGTTCTTAACGAATTGGAAGCAAAGATTGCTTCATACTTCCCAAGGTCAAAGTGTACTCACGTAATAATCGGTTCTCTTGAAAATCAAGCAGTAGGAAATGCTATGCATTTCTTTGGAAATACTGCGGTTGGAGGTAAGGATACACTGGTTGTTCTTTCTAATCATTCCACTCATGAGACAGAAAATAAGGAAGAGTATCACCTTGAAAGGTTGAATAATTCTTTTGCTGAAGCAGGTTTTGCTCCTGATAAAAGCAAAAGCAAGAATGGTTATGTTCCTTTCGTTAGTAAAGCAACTGGGAAGAAAGTTTTTGTTATTATTCTCCCTTGTCGTATTAACACAAATAAACGTATCACCGCTGATTTGATCATTGAGCAGTTGTTTGATGCAGAAAAACTTGCAGCGTAAGCAAGATTTTGTGAATTGGTATAAGTGGTCGCAGTCCATTAAGGACTGCGACCCAGCCATCTTCATGACTAATTATTTGTTCGATCGTTTTGAACATAATAAGGAACAGAAACTATGGATCTCTTGGATTTACGGTACAACATATTACATTCCGACAACTTGGGTTGTTTGGAACGAATTCCCAGATATGGAGCTAGTAGGCATTGAACGACTCCGCGAATGGAACAATAACAATTACAAACGGCTCCGTTATCAAACTGACACCAAGTGGAACAAAGGTCATCTTCCAGCCCAGTTCGAGTCCTACAAGCAATGGGTTGGTAATAAGACTCAAACAGAAGCCTTCGCCCCCTTCCTTGACGGATCAGCAAGAGAAAACTTCGATAGACTTTGGCCAGAAATAAAAACAAAGTTTCATAAATTTGGGCGTTACTCGACTTGGTTTTATATGCAAACTCTTAAACAATGTTGTAAATTGCCAGTTGAACCTCCGCATCTTATGTTAGCTGATCATGATGGTAGCCGTTCTCATCGTAATGGTTTGGTTATGGCTCTCGGTCTTGATGATTGGTATGATCAAAAACTTAATGAAAAACAAATCAATTATCTTGATGGTGAAGCTTATTACATCTTACAAGAAGTAAAGAAAGATTTTCCAAATACTGATTACTATGATATGGAAACTTGTCTCTGTTCGTTCAAGAAATTATTCAGGGTAAAGCATGGTCGCTATCTTGGTTATTATCTTGATCGTCAAGCTGAAGAAATTTCTAAATGTGAATCTGATAATTGGTTTGGTATTGATTGGCAACCATTATGGGACGCAAGAACAGAAACTTTAAATAAAAAACTATTGACTAATAAGATAAATAATAGTAAAATGGAACTATATACTATGTCAGGCGTATTAGACGCAACTGGTCTTTTCCAACAAAAGAAAATTGGTCTTGAAGCATTTATGTGAGGTGAAATGAAAGTTATTGCGATTGGTGGTGAACCTGGATCTGGTAAAACCACTTTGATGAAAATGTTGATTAGTCATTATGGTGTTGCTCCAAAGTATGATGCTTTTAAGCTTGTACCATATCTCCAAAAAGATAACATTTATATACTTGGAAAATATGAAGAAAACGAAGTGTTTTCTGGAACAGACCGTATGAGCATGGCAGTCCAGCCAGAAGCTATTAAATTTCTAGCAACATTATCTAATGATTCAGTCGTTCTTTATGAAGGTGATCGTCTGTTTACATCTTCATTTCTTGAAGATTGTCTTGAAAAGTATAATTTGAGTATTGTGTATTTGTCAACTGACAAGGAAGTTCGTAAAGAACGTTATAAAGAAAGGGGTAGTAATCAAAACGAAACATGGTTGCAAGGTCGTGAAACTAAAATTTCAAATATTATGACTAATATGACGTTGATGTTTAATACAATTAAATATAAAAATAATACATTTGAAGAACAAAATCGTATAATTAATGAAATTATTAGCATTGTGGATTCTAAATGAAGAACATCAAGTATAAATATAATGAAGATCAGATTATTGCTGATCTAAAAGAATATATAGATAATACCTACAGCGAACATTATATGACTGAGGATGAAAGTATTGAGTGTTTTGATGCATGGATTGCGCTGGGTGACTCTACTCCTACCTTCCGAAATACAGCTCTCAAATATCTATGGCGTTACGGTAAAAAGAACGGCAATAACAAAGCTGATCTTTTGAAAACGTTTCACTACGTTTTAATGTGTTTACATGTTGATCATTATAAGGATAAGAAATAATGGAAATTAAAATTGAGATTGAGAAGTTACAGAAGAGAAAGCTATTCGTAGCAACTCCAATGTATGGTGGTCAATGCGCAGGTATGTTTGCTCGTTCTGTTGCAGACTTGGCTGCTCTTTGTGCGAGTCATGGTATCCCTCTTCAGATGTATTTTTTGTTCAACGAATCATTGATTACTCGAGCAAGAAATTACTGCGTTGATGAATTTATGCGCTCGGAAGCAGAACATCTTATGTTTATTGACTCTGATATTGGTTTCAACCCACATGATGTTCTAGCCCTAATGGCGCTTCAAGCTCAGGATGAAGAAAAGTATAATATTATCGGCGGACCTTATCCTAAGAAGTGTATCTCATGGGAAAAAATTAAGTATGCTGTTGATAAAGGTATTGCAGACGATGATCCAAATGTCCTTGAAAAGTTCGTTGGTGATTATGTATTTAATCCGAAAGGAGGACAATCTAGTATTCAAATCAGCGAACCAGTTGAAGTTCTAGAAATTGGTACTGGTTTTATGATGGTTGCTAAGTCTGCTATGAAGAAGTTTATTGATTCATACCCAGAATATATGTATAAGCCTGATCATGTTCGAACTGAAGCATTTGATGGTAGTCGTGAAATTCATATGTCTTTCCAGGCAGAAATTGATCCTGAATCTAAGCGTTATCTTTCAGAAGATTATTGGTTTTGTCAGAAGGCG